ACCTGAGTTGCGCTGACCTGAGTCGCGCTGACCTGAGTTACGCTGACCTGAGTTACGCTGACCTGAATGACGCTAACCTGAGTCGCGCTAACCTGAGTCGCGCTGACCTGAGTTACGCTGACCTGAATGACGCTAACCTGAGTCGCGCTGACCTGAGTCGCGCTGACCTGAGTTACGCTGACCTGAATGACGCTAACCTGAGTCGCGCTGACCTGAGTGACGCCCGAGGATTGAGATCGACGATCGATTATCTCAATAAGACGTTTGAACTCACTGCGGAGGGTTATATCGCCTACAAAACTTTTGGATCTGAGTATCCGCCTCCGGAGCGCTGGAGGATCGAGTCAGGTAGCGTAATCGAGGAAAACGTCAACTATAATCGGTGTCAGGTTTGCGGTTGTGGTATCAACGTCGCGCCGCTCAAATGGGTACAAAACAACTATCATGGCGATATATGGCGCGTTCTGATCCGTTTTGAATGGCTTGCCGGTGTATGTGTACCTTATAATACGGACGGTAAAATCCGGTGCGAGCGGGTCGAATTGCTCGGTATTCAGGAAACAAATTGAAGAGAGGAGGCTAACACTATGAAGATTACAACCAAGAGAACAACCGAAAGAACTATGTCCGAGATCGTAGCTCTCGTTAGATCCGGGAAGCACGTCGAGGAATTTCAGGTTGGCGACCTGATCGACGTTGGCGGTATCACTCACGCGATTATCGGTATCGACATCGAGGAGGGTTTCGATCACTCTATGACGGTACAGAGGATTAACTACGTTTACGATCATGTTTTTTCATTCAAAGATAATCGTTACGAGACGTCCGAGATCCGTCGTTACCTCAACGAGGAGTACGCCGAGGATCTCCCGGCCGAGTTTGTCGAGGCGATCAAGCCGATCAAGATTGACGGCATGGACGGCGAGGAGCGTTTCTTTCTCCTCTCCTCTAAGGACGTTGATCTCGAAAAGAGCAAGTATCCGTTTTATCACAGATGCGAGAACCGGATCAAATACGACGAGGACGGTTTCGCTACTTGGTGGTGGTTTCGCGATCCTGTTATTGGGCACTCGCACGATGTGCGTCGTTGTTACACGGACGGTTACGTCAGTAACGGCTACTACGGCGGCTCCGCGTACGACGGCAAGCGCGGCCTCTCTCCAGCTTGCGTAATCGCATGATCTCACAATCTGCGCTCGCAAGAGCACACACTCAGGATAGGAGGTTAATATATGGAATTTCTGAGCAATAACACACTTAAAGTCGAACCGCCGAAAAAGCCGAAAAAACTGACGGCAACGCGTTTCGCTACGATTATGGGTCTTAATGCGTGGGCGACGCCGTTTTCGGCATGGTGTGAAATGACGCGTACATATGAGGAGCCGTTTACCGACTCGATCTATACGGTCGCCGGTAAGATTATCGAGCCTAAGATCTGCGAGTATCTGAGGACTCGATATTTCATGGATATCAAGAGTCCGACGGACGTATACGGTCAGGACTATTTTAAAAAGACGTGGGGCGATTTCTTTCCCGGCGTCGAGGGTCTCGGCGGTATGTGGGATTTTCTCGGAGACGATTTCGTCGTCGAGGTCAAGACGACAAAACGCGCTGAGGATTGGCTCGGCGTTGACGGCAAGCCAGAGCCGCCGATCTATTACAAATTACAGGCCGCTCTTTACGCCTATCTCCTCGGTTTCGACGACGTCGTTATGACTTGCTCGTTTCTCGAGGCTAAGGATTATCCGATTGAACTCGGCGAGGGTAAGTTTGACGAGTCTCCAGCTCAGGCTTTCGAGCCGACGGTCGACAATACGATCGTGATCGAGTTTAAGGTCTCCGAGGAGTTTCCGACGTTCAAAGAGTCTTATATCGATCCGGCTATGAGTTTTTGGCGTGACCACGTCCTGACCGGGATCTCTCCTGAATACGACGAGAAAAAGGACGCCGCGATTCTGAAAGAGTTAAGAAAGAACACCATCGAGCCGACAAGCGCAGATCTGAAAAAGTTACTCGCCGAGGGTGATCGTCTGAGAGCGCAAATCTCGAGAGCGGATCAGAAACTCAAGGAAAAGCGCGATCGACTCAAAGAGATCGAGACGACCGTCAAGGCGGCTCTTATCAAACAGTTTCGCAAGGGTGACGATCACGTCGAGACAACCGGCCGCTCGTATGTTTGGACAGTCGGACTCTCCGAGAAAAAGTCTTTCAACAAAACGAAATTCGAGGAGGATTATCCTGGCGTATATGCCAAGTACGAAACCAAGAAACCGCAATACACACTCAGAACAAAACAGATCGAGGAGGGTTAATTATGAAATTTGAGAAGTTTTTCAAGTCAGCCGGTACTCACGGTCAGGTCGTAAAGAACGGCGTCGATACATGGCTCGTTTGTGGCGGCGTCGGTATGAAAATTCCGGAGGGTATCAATAACCTCGGTATCTCTGTAAAGCCGGACGATATGTTTACCGCCGTCGTCAACGCCGAGCCGGATAGCGATATCCTGATCCTCAAGAGTGCGATCCTCAAGGATCCGGAGGGCAAGACCGGAGATATTATCCGCGTCTTTGAGACTGATTTCGGCGATAAGGTCGGGATCCATAACGATAAGTACGGACTCCTCGAAAAGAGGGACGTCCTGACGTATCTCGAGATCGAGGATGACGATCCGGAGCATGACGGCGAGATCGTTAGATATATTCTCGTAAGTGACCATAACAAAGAAGTCGTCGGATTTATTCGCGGTACGGCCGATATCTAAGAAAGAGAGGTTTATTACAATGGCAAAAATGAAACTTTCGGAGTCAACCTTTACTCTGATCCCTGAGGGCGTGACGATCTTTAAGGTGATGGAGGTCGACGACTCTAAGTATGAGGATTTCGGGAAACTTGTCGTCAAATTGCAGACGGCAAAAGGCGAGACTCATAACGAGACCTTTACGATCATCGGCAAAGGCGGCGAGGTCAACGAGGGCGCTCTCCGCGCATGGTCGTATTTCGCTCGGACGTGCCTCGGTAACTATCAGGCCGACGAGATCGATACTCAGGATATCGTCGGTTGCTATATTCAGGCGACCGTCAAGCACGAGACTTTTACTCGTACAAAGGGAACTCGCGCCGGTGAGGAGGGAACGAGCGTCAGACTCAACGATTATTCGACTGCGAGCGGTTTCGGTAAGAAAGACGATCTCAAAGGCGCTATGAATGAGCCGGAGGATCCGGACGACGAGGACGACGATCTCGACGACCTCGACGATTTCCTCAACTCATGAGCACGAAACCGGAGAAACGCTTACAAGATAAATGTATCAAGTGGTTAAAGGGTCAAGGGATCTATTATCTCAATCTTTACGGGGACGGGTTTTCCGGAAAAGGAAAGCCCGATCTCCTCACTTGTATCAACGGGCGTTTCGTTGCTTTCGAGTTAAAAGTCGGCTCTAACGATATGCAAGACGACCAACGGATCCACAAAATAAGGATCGAGAGATCCGGCGGTTTGCATTTCTCGCCGTACTCGCTCAAGGAGTTTATTAAAATCGTGGAGGATTTGCGGAATGAATAAACAAGACAAAATCAAACTCTATCTCTCGTTTATGCCGAGTGAGTGCGTGATCCCGGCGAGAGATCTTGACGCGATCGGATTTTTCGACGTACCGGCGTCGATTAAATATCACGGCGCTCACGAGGGCGGTCTTTTCGATCATTCTTTTACAGTCGCGAAAGCGCTCGTCGAACTGACCGAGAAACTCGGCCTCGTTTGGGAACGTGAAACGTCGCCGTATTTCGTCGGTATGTATCACGATCTTTGCAAATGCGATCGGTATATCAAGGATCCCTCCGGAGTATGGACGTATAACGACGATATCATAAATCCGGATCACGGAGCGAAAAGTGTTATGATCGCCGCTCGCTATAAGAGATTGACCGGCGAGGAGGAGGCTTGTATCCGTTGGCATATGGGCGCGTTTGAGACCGATCCGAAAATGTGGAACTATTACGGCCGCGCGATCGAGCGTTATAAAAACGTCCTCTTTACTCACACGGCCGATATGATCGCGAGCCGGATCCTCGGAGTATGACCAACGAGAGGAGGTAAAAGTCATGGGATACAAAAAGGATCCTCGATATAACGCCTCAGGTTGTCGGGACGATACAGCTTACCAAGCTCTTAAGAATATCGAGCGAGAGCAAGATCGAGCAGATACCGAACGGATCAAGAAACTACTCGCGACGATCTTTTATATTTGTGATCTCGCCGGTTTTCTCGTCGAGGGTCGGATCTCGCTCAGAGACAAAAAGACCGGTAAGATTTGGAGGTAAAAATATGAACGCGGAAAGGTGTTTAATGTGCGGCGCGATTATTCCGGAGGGGCGACAAGTTTGTCCCGTATGCGAGAAAGAAAGCGACGTTGTAAATCATCCGGCTCACTATACCGACGGTAAGATCGAGGTAATTGAGTTTATTGAGGACAAAAAACTCGGTTTCTGTTTAGGTAACGCCGTCAAATATATTTCGAGAGCCGGGAAAAAGGATCCGAGTAAAACAGTCGAGGATCTAAAAAAAGCGATTTGGTATATTAATCGCCGGATTAAAGAGATCGAGGAGGTGAAAAAGTAAATGATTGAATGGTCAGAATACACGGACGTATGGGATAAGGTCAAAAGAGCCGCGCGAACGACGATCAGTAAATCCGGCTCCGGCGTTTATCCGTCCGACGCTTGGAAAAAAACGATCCTCCTCGCGGAACATAGTCCGATTAGAAAGATCCGTTTCTCGTGGAAATGGAAAAATCTCAAGAGTTGGATCTCAGTCCATTTCGTGAGGCACAAGTACGGTATTGAGCATTGGGTTACGACTCAGAGATCAGATCGTACCGGTGTCAACCGAGATAAGAGTCCTCAGGATACGCCGGTCTCTCACGAGTGCGAGGCTAACGCTCAGGCGTTGATCTTTATCTCTCGTCGCCGGTTGTGCAATCAGGCCGCGAAAGAAACTCGCGAGGCATGGATCGAGGTCAAAAACGAGATCGAGAAAGCGGATCCGGTACTCGCCTCGGTAATGGTCCCGGAGTGCATTTATCGAGGCTTTTGTCCGGAGTTTACGAGTTGCGGTTATGTCAATACTAAAGAATACGCCGAGAGGCTGAGAGAATACAGAGAGAAACAATAAAGGGGGTCTTACAATGCAATATATCATATTGGACGGTAAGACGCCGACTCACGGATTTAAGGACGGTATCGGCGCTAAGACTTACGACGAGGTTAAGGATTTCGACAACGTCGCCGTTATAGTGCCAAAAGGTTATATCGTTCTTGACTTTGATACCACGTCCGACGCTGAGATTATGCTCGCAATCGTGGACGGCCTCGGTCTTAAATGTCGGGTAATGAAAACGACTCGCGGTATTCATTGTTGGTTTAAGACGGACGAGGAGTCTCCAAAGAATTTTATCAAACAGAGACTCGCGGTCGGTATCTATTGTGATCGCAAGGCCGGAAACCGTAACGCTTATGTCAAGATCAAACAGGACGGAAAGCCGCGCGAGTGGATCCGGAAAGTCCCTCAGAACGAGATTGAGACCGTCCCAGCGTGGCTCTCGCCGATCTCGGCACCATCTGGGAAATTCTCTTTTAAGGGTATGACCGAGGGATCAGGACGTAATCAGGAACTATTTAACTATATCGTCTATTTACAGACGAAAGGACTTTCTCGAGAGGATATCAAAAAGGCGATCTCGGTAATAAACGATTATGTCTTTGAGGATCCTCTCCCGGAGTCCGAGATCATGACAATATGCCGCGACGAGGCTTTCAAGCCGGACGACATCATACAGGAACAGATTGAAAAGGCTCAAGAGAAAAAATCCTCTTTTTCTCATATCGATATCGCCGAAGAGATTATCTCTAGTCATAATCTGATTGGGTATAACGGCGTCATTTATGAGTATGCGGAAGGATATTATCAACCAGCTGATTATCTGAGACGGTATGTCAGGGAGACGTATTTCGGCGCGAAAAACAATCAAGTAAACGAGGTCGTCCAGTACATAAAGGATATGAAACAGATCCGGAGCGAGGATATAAAGCTCAATCCCTACATACTTAACCTTAAAAATACGAGACTTGACATCCGATCAGGTAAATGTCTCGAGTTTACTCCGGACGCGATCGAGTTTGACCGGATCGACGTTACTTATGATCCCTCCGCTTATTGTGCAGATCTCGACAAAATGCTGAGTCGAGTCTTTCTTGCGGATCACGAGGTTATCTTACTTTTCGGCGAAATGCTCGGATCTGTACTCCTCAAACATGCGAGATATCAAAAAGCGTTTTTGTTCTACGGATCCGGCTCTAACGGTAAGAGTACGATCCTCGACCTGATAAAGACTTTCCTCGGTCGTCGAAACTATTCAGCAATCGCTCTCGAGACAGTAACGGATCGGTTTAATACCGCTGAGCTTGAGAATAAACTCGCAAACATTGGAGACGATGTCGATAATACGACGATTAAGAACACTGGAACTTTAAAAAAATTGTTTTCCGGTAATTCAATTATGGTTGAGAGAAAAGGAGAGCGTCCTTATACGCTCGAGCCTTATGCTACTCACATTTATTCGTGCAACTCAATACCGAGATCATTTGATAAATCTGATGGATTTTATCGGCGGTGGTTATTGATCCCGTTTAACGCTCGATTTACCTCGAGTGATCCAGACTATGATCCGATGATCGAGGATAAGATTTCAACTCCGAAGGCTCTCTCATATCTCTTGAATATCGGTATCGAAGGCGCTCAGAGGCTTATCAAAAATGGCAAGTACACCGAACCGAAATCGGTAGTCGAGGCGCTTGAGGCATATAAGGCTGATAACTCGACTGTCCTCTCCTGGATAGAGGACAGAGAACTCGAGGAGGAGTATTTCATCAAGAACTCTCGAGATAAGCTCTATTCAGAGTTTTGTGATTGGTGTAAAGTCTCCGGGATCAAGTCCGCAATGATTACAGGCAAAAAAACATTTTTCCGCGAGATCGTACAAAAATTCGATTTTGAGATGAGACCAGTACAGAAACATGACGGTAAACGGTACTTTATCGCAAAGATCGATTAAAAAGGGACGGGTTATGAAAGGTAAAATCAAACTCTTTGTTATGGCTCTAGTCATGTTTACGCTCTTATCAGGTATCCATATGATAAAAGTTGCCGACGAGACAACTCTCGAGATTATGAACAAGCGCGAGTTGTGGTATGATGCGGACGGTTATTTTATTTTGGTGAACGAGAGGACTCATCTTGTCGGCGTATACGATGGAACGAAACCGCTTAGACATTTCTCTTGCGAGTTTGATCGGGATATTGATAATAACACTGTTATCACGGCCGCGGATCTCGAAAAATACGGGATCCAGATCTCTGAGCGAGAGCGTCGGTTTATTGATATGGTTTGTCCGGAGGATACTCCGGTACTCATTTACGAGGAGGATATAATAAAATGAACGTTATTAAAAGAAATGGATCGGAGGTAACTTTTGATATTACTAAGATCGAAAAGGCAATAGGAGAGGCGAACGCCGAGGTTATCAATCGCTATCAGATTGATAGCGCCGAAATTGCTCTTATCGCTGAGAACATCTCAAGAAAGTGCGAGATATATAATCGCGCAGTCGGTGTCGAGGAGATACAGGAACTTGTTGAGACCGAGTTAATGATTGCTGGCCGTTATGAGATCGCAAAAGCGTATATTCGGTATCGTTACGACCACAATCTCAAACGCGATCAGAATACGACGGACAAGTCCGTCCTCGCACTCGTGGATTATGATAATGAGGAGGTTAAACAGGAAAACAGTAATAAAAATCCGGAGATTATTCCGACTCAGCGCGATTATATCGCCGGAGAGGTATCTAAAGATCTGACGCGCCGTAAGCTCCTCCCTCCGGATATTACTAAGGCTCACGACGCCGGCATTATCCATTTTCACGACGCGGACTATTTTATACAACATTCGCATAATTGCGACCTCGTTAATCTCGAGGATATGCTCCAAAACGGGACAGTTATCTCCGGGACACTGATCGAAAAGCCTCATACGTTCTCAACAGCTTGTAATATCGCGACTCAAATCATTGCTCAGGTTGCCTCGAGTCAGTACGGCGGCCAGTCAATCTCTCTCGCACATCTCGCGCCATTTGTGGACGATACTCGGCGCCGGTTTACTCAGAGATACGCCAAGTTACTCGATTTTATGAGCAAGGAGGATTATGTCGCCTTTATCGAGAAACTCGTCCGCGAGGATATCAGAAAGGGAGTACAGACGATACAATATCAGGTCGTTACTCTTATGACGACCAACGGACAAGCGCCGTTTATTACAGTCTATCTCAATATAAACGAAGTTGAGCCGGGACAGACTCGCGAAGATCTCGCGCTCTGTATTGAGGAGGTACTCAAACAGAGGATTGAGGGAGTCAAGAATGAGGTTGGCGTATGGATTACTCCGGCGTTTCCGAAATTGATTTATGCTCTCGACGATAATAACGTCGAGCCGGGGTCTAAGTATTACTATTTAACGGAAATCGCGGCTAAGTGTACTGCTAAAAGAATGGTCCCGGACTATATCAGCAATAAGATTATGCGCGAGTTAAAAGGTGACGTCTACACTTGTATGGGCTGTAGGTCTTTTCTCACTCCGGATCATTTTACAGATGCTGGAGTCGGTAATATTGCTAAGGCGCGAAATTATGATGGAAAACATAAATATTACGGCCGCTTTAATCAGGGCGTCGTAACGATCAATCTTGTCGACGTTGCTCTTTCCTCCGAAGGCGATCTCGATACGTTTTGGGAGATCCTCGGTGAACGCCTCGATCTTTGTTATCGCGCTCTTATGTACCGTCATAATCGATTAAAGGGCACACTTTCGGACGTAGCTCCGATTCTGTGGCAATATGGAGCGCTGGCGAGACTCGGTAAAGGCGAGGTTATCGATCCCCTTCTCTATAATGGATACTCGACGATATCACTCGGTTACGCCGGTCTTTATGAGTGCGTTAAGTATATGACTGGAGTCTCTCACACTCACGAAAATGGTAAACCATTTGCGCTCGAGGTTATGAGAGCATTAAACGCGGCTTGTCAGTCGTGGAAAGATGAGACAAATATCGACTTTTCCCTTTACGGGACACCGCTCGAGAGTACGACGTATAAATTTGCGAAATGCTTACAAAAACGTTTTGGAATTATTCCCGGCGTAACGGATAAGAACTATATCACAAACTCTTATCATGTTCACGTTGCCGAGGAGATTGATGCCTTTACAAAACTCTCTTTCGAGGCTGAATTTCAAGCTCTCTCGCCAGGAGGCGCGATTTCATATATTGAAGTCCCGAACATGACTGATAATATTCCTGCCGTTCTGAGTGTAATCAGTTATATTTACGATCATATCATGTACGCCGAACTCAATACCAAGAGTGATTATTGTCAGGTTTGCGGATATGACGGCGAGATCGAGATCGTAAAGGATGACTCCGGTAAATTAGTTTGGGAGTGTCCTCGGTGCGGTAATCGAGATCAAACAAAAATGAATGTCGCGCGTCGGACGTGCGGATATATTGGTACAAATTTTTGGAACCAAGGGCGGACGCAAGAGATCGACGAGAGGGTTTTACATCTATGAATTACGGGACAATCAAAAAAACAGATATCGCAAACGGCGAGGGCGTTAGAGTATCACTCTTTGTCTCAGGTTGTGAAAATCATTGCCCAGGGTGCTTTAATCCTGAGACGTGGACGTTTAATTACGGTGAGGTTTTTGATTTTAGAGTTATGGATCAGCTGATCGACGCTCTCTCTCCGGCGTATATTGCCGGTCTGAGCGTCCTCGGTGGCGAGCCATTGGATCCTCATAACCGGGAGACCGTGACGTTTATCTGTGATACAACCAAGAGCATATATCCGGATAAGTCGATCTGGGTTTATACAGGATACAATTTCGAGGATGTGAAAGATCTCGAGATTATGAAATATATCGACGTCTTAGTTGACGGGAGGTTTATCCTCACAGAAAAAGATATCTCATTACAGTTTAGAGGATCGCGAAATCAAAGGATTATCAACGTCCCGGAGACGCTGAGATCCGGCTCTATCGTATTATGGAGGTCAAAATATGAGAAAGTCAGAACTTAACAAGGTTATCGACGAGGGTCTCGGTTGCAATCATCAGTTTCTCGTCGTCAAGATCTTTACTGAGGGAAATCCGACGCCGGAGATCATTATCAATCAGGCCGCGAGTATTCCTCAGAAACGTCTCTATTACAATAATGCGTATAATGACGATCTCGAACTGATCGCCGCAAAGAATAACGGAAAATTGATCCGGATCGACGCCGCTCTTACGACGAGTAATCTCAACAATCTCTCTTGGTTTATCTATTATTAAGGAGGCCATATCAATGGAAATTAAAACAGTCAGAAACAGACTTGATAACGCCGATGCTTTCGACGAAGAGGTGAACGCGGCTCTCGCGGACGGTTTTATCCTGACAAAGAGGTATCTCTCTGAGACGGCAAAAGAGGACGCGTATCGTATGTTGATCGCTGAACTCGAAAAGGATCCGGAGCCGGTGCGTCGTTCGTTGGTCTTTGATGTTCCTCTCGAAATGGATGAGGTAAAAAAAGAGATCAATGAGATTATCTCCGAACCGGTCGAAATTCCGATCAAGTATTTCTCCGATACGATTGAGTATATTAAAAAGATCGATGTCGGCGATTGGATTGATCTCCGTGCGGCCGAGGACGTCGATTTTAAGTCTGGCGAGTATCATTTGATCCGTCTTGGTGTCGGTATGATACTCCCAGATGGATACGAGGCTCATGTCGTATCGAGATCCTCGACTTTTAAGAATTTCGGCATTATACAGGCAAACTCTTTCGGTGTCATTGATAATAGTTATTCGGGCGACGCTGACGAGTGGCATTTTCCGGCGGTGGCGCTTCGGGATACATCCGTTAAGACTGGCGATCGGATTTGTCAATTTAGGATCGTCCGAAAGCAACCGCCGATTACCTTTCTCCGAGTCGATCACTTAAACGCTAAGAGTCGGGGCGGTATCGGATCGACTGGAACAAGGTAACAAAATGTGTAACAAAAAGAGTCGCGCAACACAATCACAGATTGAGTGATAAAAGAATTGTCCGTATCAGAAACAGAATAGGGTAACAAAAACTTGGAAAATCACAAAATCGAAAAGCGTTTTGTTACCTATTTTGTTACTCCGAAAAGCGCCTATTTATGGGGGTTTTAACCTCTTAGTAACATTATCACCTATATTTTCTTTACTCTTAAGAAAAAAATATATAGTAGTAGAAAAGATAAGTAATAAATGAATATATATGGAGTAACAAAAAAATCTGTTTTTGTTATGACGGTTGATTTGGAGGAGTTTATTACGTGGAACAAAAAGAAATTGCGTTGATTAAAAAGAAAAAACGATCATTGAAACGATATAAGAAAAATCTATCTTGTATTGAACGCCTCGAGGCTAAACTCAATCAGATTGAAACTCGTATGACTTCTATTCGATCTTCTAAATTTACCGATATGCCTCGAGGCGGTATTCCGATTACTATTGAGGATTTGACAATCGATAAAATAGAGCTTGAGGAGCGTATAGATAGATTAAAGAAGAAGTCAAGAAAACTACGATCGGAAATTCTAGAGGAAATCGATCGAGTCGACGATGTTCGATATTCTGAGGTACTAGAGTCTTTCTTTATAGACTGCAAATCGCTCGAGGATATCGCCGAGAAAATGGGGTATACCGATCGACATATTTATCGACTTTATTCTGAGGGGGTTACATATCTCGCGTTATTAGAACGAGATCAGTCTAATATCAATTAAAAGACAGGAACTCGTCATTACTATTTCGCAAAAAATGGTTATAATATGTATTGTAGCGATTGAGGTAAATTGTCCAGTTGGTTAGCCTCCATTTCAGACGGTGAGGGCGGCTCTCGTAAGAGGGTCGTCCTCATTGCGTTATTATAAGCCGGGTTGGTGGAATGGTATACACAGGAGACTTAAAATCTCCCAGGGTAATCCTTTGCTCGTTCGAATCGAGTACCCGGTACCATTATAGGGAGTGCTGCAGATGCTATTAAAAGAGTGCCGTATGTGTGGTAATTTAATACCTTATGGCTCTATTTATTGTACAGTATGTGCGCCTAAAGTAGATGCATATAGGGCGGCTCAACAGAAAGAATATAAGAGGGCGGCTAATAGACGATACAATAAGAGGAGAGATCCTAAGTATATACACTTTTATAATGGTGGAGAATGGCGTGCCCTCTCAGCTAAGTATACACAGGACAAAGGTTACAAGTGCGAGGCTTGCGGTAAAATAGCGACTGAGGTACATCATAAGATACCTATTCAAACAGAACAAGGCTGGGCGTTGAGACTCGACTATAACAATCTCGAGTTACTTTGTGTGGATTGTCACAACGAAAGACATAAGCGATTTAAGAAACGTAAGCGACAATCTATCTATACGGATAATACGTAATATACAGAAAGAATTTTATTTATAAAGTATTGAGATTCAGAAATAAGACGGGGGTGGTCGAAATTCTGCGAAGCTCCGAGGGGATAACGGTACAGGGGGAGTCTTTTGCAGTAAAAACTCCCCACGGAAAAATAATAGGAGGGTTTGCACATTGCTTTCCGTAGCATTTAGAAATTATGCCAATTATTCAGTAAACGCTTTATATCGTTGGGACATTAATCAGGTTTTAACGATAGACGGGATTGATATTGAGATTGCACCTATTATCAATTTCTGTAATAAAGAAAGTAAAGAGGCCGTATCTATTCAATCTACAATGAAAGACGGCGTTATTACTTGTCCTATTCCTAACAAATTATTAACTCAACCTCTCGATATTTTGGCGTACATTTATTCTATTAAAGGTATTACCGGTAATACGATTGAAGTAGTACGTATTCCTGTTATAGATAGAGTAAAACCAGATAATTACGACACTATGGTTAGTCGTTCTGAGATCGGTCTCGACGATATAATTATCGATCGTGTACTCGCATGGCATGACGAATTTGAAGGCTCGGAGTTAAATCGTGATATATGGGATTTTGAACTCGGATATATTCGCAATAACGAAATTCAATACTATACAGACGATTATAAGAATGTATCTGTATTCGATAGTATTTTAACTCTTACCGCGCTTAAAAATAATCCGGTAAGCGGCTACCAATGGTCTAGCGCGTCTATTATTTCTAGTAAAAAATACGCATTTTACAGAGGACTTATTGAGGCTAAAATAAAAACAGAGCCTAATAAAGGAGTATGGCCCGCGTTCTGGGCGAAAGGTGACTCTTATTATAAGATTTTTCCATCTGAGGGAAGTTTGGGCGAGGGTTGGCCGCAATGCGCCGAGGTCGACGTATGTGAGTTAGTAGGTGACTCTCCTCATATGCGACCAGGTATTTTCTGGTATAACGAATTTGAGGAGAAACAATATAGTAAAAGCGCGGACAGTATGCCTAGTACCTCTGGAGTAAAGATTGATGATAACTGGCATATTTACGGGTGGGAAAAGACCGCGACGCATTATAATTTTTACCTAGATCGCGAGTTAGTAGGATCGATTGAAATCTCAAATATTAAGTATGCCGAAGAATTAGAGCGCGCTATGTATATTCAGTTTAATATAGCAGTAGGAGGCGGGGCGGTCGGTAATCCGGACGCTACTCTCGGTAAGTCTTGTTTTTACGTCGATTGGGTGAGAGCTTACTTACCTGCGGAGGCAGATGAAATTATCGAGCCTAATTTCCGTCTTGATTGCGGTCCCGCATTTTCATTAAATGCTAATAAGATTAGATATCTACGTCCCTTATGGGATTCTGATTACGGTACTAATTACGCATTAACTTGGGAGTCCTCGGATCCTAATGTCGCTACGGTATACGGAGGAAAAGTAATTACGTATAAAAACGGTACTTGTAAAATTACAGCCGAGAGTAAAACGGGAAAAAGTTATAGTACGGATTTAACGGTATCCGATGAGGCGGTAAATTACGTCGACACGTTAATAATTAAAGGGTCCTCTGATTTCTTGGAATATTTGGATAATATGAAATTGTCCGCTTATATTTCTCCAGGTTATGCTACTAATACAAACGTAACATGGAGTTGTAGTAATGAAAATATCGCTACTGTAGATTCCAACGGTAATGTTACAGCAGTTAATCCCGAGGGCGGTAACATCGTTATTACTTGTACGAGTGCTGATGGTAATGTTTCAGCCTCTTACGCTCTCGAGTGTAAATCCGATTATGTAGCCGATACTATTGATACTGATGGTATTCTTTACAAATATACAAAAAAAGGCTGGTCTACCTCCAACACTTGGACAGATGATACCGATAACGGATCTATTATCGATTTTACCGCGTCCACTGATACCTCATATAAGATTACATACGTTCCAGGTTATGGTTATCATGGTGATAGGTCACCTTCCGTAAAATACAGTAACGATTTACCGATCGGTACGATTGATATTACCGAGGATTTCACGATTATATCACGTATTTATATACCTGATCTTACCGATATTCAGAGTAACGGTACTTTATTTAGTATTTTGAAATCCGCATACTTTTGTACTCCTGCCGCAACAACATGGAAAACAAGTCTCGCAAATGATTTCTCCACGGTTTATTCTTTTTGCAGATCTAATTCTACGTATGGAGATACCACCACTAAAAATGTGGAAAATCGGATTACACTTGATGATAATATTCTTAATTACGCTTGTGTATTTAACGCGGCTGATTATACGGTAACAATATATTGTAACAATCAAGCTCCAGTTACCGTCGACGTTAGTGAGGTATTATCTTCTATCAATACCACGGGTTATTATACTTACGTATTAGTACTCGGGGA